TGCTGTCAGCATCTTGAGAATCAGCTTTGCTGACTTGATAAGTGTTTTGAAAGCCAATCCCTGCATTACTTGCAACTGTGATGCCTCTGGCTAATCTGTCGCGGATGACTGCCATGTTCTCTCTTCGGGCTTGCAACCATGATCTCCAGACTTCCTCTGTAGCGTACAGGCTTGGTATGGGAGACCTAAACAATGCCATTTCTCTGTCAGAGATAGCACCTTTAGTCTGTGCAGTTCTAAGCAGTGTTTCATCGACAGCAATGCTCTGTAATTTGAGCCTAAACGCTTGTCTATCAGCGTTGCCAAGACCAGAGTTATCTATCATTTTCATTACTGAGCCGTCAAAGAACCCAGTAACACTGCTAAACTTATCAAAACCTTCCAAAGCTTCGGCATAAAGACGATCTTGGTCGTTGTACTGGTCGAGTAGGTCTTGTTGCTCTGCGATTGATTCGTTATAGGCAGACAATGCGCTGGCACGTTGTTCTTGTTGGAACTGTTCGGCAGCAAGTCGCTCTGCATTAAAGGCTGCTGCTTGCTGTCCCATAGCACCTAACATGACATTGCCACCGAGGTGGGCATTGGCATTCATTGCTGCACCCATTCTCATTAGCTTTTCGCCCATACCACCCATAGCAAGTTTGTGGAAAGTGCTTGTGCTTTCTCTAGCGAGACCTGTGTGACCTGTTTTACCCTCTTTGGCAACATTTATACCATCAAACATTTCTTGTAGCCGTTGTTCATTTTGTGCAGTATCTACAACAGTAGGACTACTGCCTCCCATTGTTGTGGTTTCTGGGTTCAACATGGGCTGAGACACTGGAGCAGTGACACTGGGATCTCCTGTAGTCAGCATTGGCTGAGACTCTGGAGTACTATTCATCAGATCGCTTCTGTACTTGAGGTTGTAGTGTTCTTTGTGATCAAAATAAGAATCTCGCCACTGTTCTTTAATGTCGCCTTTTTCATCAAACATGACATTGACTAGGAGATGTTTTGGTACATAGTTTCCAGTGGCTTTTCCATACAGGCTTGGGTCTGTATATTTAGATGCATCTGGATGGCGTTGAGAGTTGTAAAACGCTGTAAAACTATCCGAGGCAGGTGCTGCTGTAGCCTCGTTTGTGGGGACTTGTTCTAGGACGGCTGGTGGTGTTACTGGATTTGCTGTAACAGACGTTGGGTCTAGGGCAGGTGTTGTCGGAGCAGAAAACTGTGTAACTGGGGTCTGTAGTGTGGTGTCTGCTAAAGCCTGCTGGGGATTTTGCGAGTTCATTATGTCAACTGCTTTCTGTATCTCTGAATCTGGCAAATTATAGCGACCCTCTTCTATTGCTTTTTTTTTGACTTCATCAAAGGTATAAACTTTGTTGGGTTGACTGGGGTCATACAGCATTTCATCAATCGACAACTGTCCGTCTACAGTTGGCTGATTCAAAGCTGGCTGAACATTTTTTTTGGATGTAGTACTTAAATTTAGAGCAGGGGGGTAAGATGTCATATACATTATCCTGTCGTACCTCCACCCGATGCGTTCATTCCCTTGATTGTTTTATAGTCTTTATACATATCCATAAAAGTGCCTGCTCCCTGCATCGCACCACCAAAAGTAGCCATGTTCGGGTTGTAAAGATTGGGCTGTACAGGTGGGTTGTTATAGACAGCATTACCGAGTATGCCCTGCTGATATTTTTGTTGTTGGTTAAAAGCAAAATCGCGGTCTTGCTCATATCTCGCACGAGCATCGTCCAACTGCTGTTGTTCAAGTGCTCGAAGGTTACCACCTGCACCCACAACCATGTCGCCTGCTGCACCAAATGCATTGAGACCATCTGTATAGGCACTCCTCAGACCTGCATTTGCATTCATCGCATCTGAAAACTGTCGGTTTTGTTGATTTAGGCTATCTCTTCGCAATGAGTCTTGTATGTTTGTCGTGACATCGGCTTTTCTGTCATCAACTGCTCGTCTGGCTACTGCATCAGCAACACCTGCTCTTGATGAATTCATAGCACCACCTGCTGATGCACCCATGTTGATGCCAGTAAGGGTGTTCTCGTTTAGGTTTCTATAGTCATCACGCATAATGGAATCAACCAGTGGTTGAGAGTTATCCATAGCGTATTGGTTTGCTGTAGACATTCGATCTTGCTGAGACTGCTTATAGAGATCACCATAGTTAGATGCAAAATCACCTCCTGTTTGTGCAATACCAAAAGCTTGTGGTGCTAGGGACATGCCGCCACGCCCCATCATGTAGTTACCGCTGGTTTGGAAAGGGTTTACATTTGCTAAGGTCTGACCGCCATACGCGCCTGCATTAAGAACATCTTGATTAAACCTACCTGCTGAGTCGTAGGAGTCTTTAATGTAGGGCTGAGAGAAGCGAAAGGCTTCAAGACTAGCTTCTGTGGCTCTATCTTGCGCTCTGGCAGCATCTTTGGCTGCGCCTCTAGAGGCAATACCTCCAACCACTGCACTGCCTACAATCGCTGCTGCTATAAACGACATTTTATTTCTCCGATAAAAGACTGAGATCGGGTTCTTCTAAACCGATAGATTCGTATGAAGGGGCAATAACCTCTTCTTCTAGTTCCGACAACTCGTTTTCAGTTAAGTGTTTTGTGATATGCACTGTCGTGAGAATGGACTTCTCCAGTGCGTAGAACGCTCTCTTAGCCCCTATTGGTGACACCCATGTGTAGGGTGCTTTTATCCTTTTTTTACCTGTTGAACTTACAATCAGCATTTCGCCTTGGAGCAAAAATGTCATGTGCTGATGCCTGTGTAACTTGCCCACAAATACCATGTCTTTTGGTACTGTAAGTTCTCTTGTGTAGAGACCACATCCATACTCTTTATGCATCTCAGTGAAAAAGTGTCTAAGACTACTCTGGTCTATTGCACATTCAGCTTCTCCGCTGTCTATCACTGTATTGATTGAATTTTCTAGCTGAGTAACTTGGGCTTTTAATGACTTATCAATATTCATACAGCAACCCACGCAGTTCCGTTGTAAACGACCAACTGCTGTTGACCATTACTGAGTGGATTCCAAGGCAGTATGTTGAATCTCACCATGCCTTTCCTTGGCTCTGGTGGAGGATTATCTGTTGCTTGTACAGAGGCTTCGGACAGGTCGCGTATGATTGTTTCTAACCGCTGTAATTCTTCTGACAGATAGACTGAAAGTTGGGCACTATCGTTTGGAACACTGCCACGACTGTAGCGAGTAAGGACAAGATCAGTGTTTCTATTGATTGGCATTTATCGCCTCCCTGTAACAGTGACCTCCAAATCAAAACCAGTGAAACTGAAGTCCTTGGAAGAGGCTGTTGTTAGTTTGTAAGACAGGTATCGACCCGATGCTCTGCTGTCGATCTTGTGATTTGAACTAGAGTCAAAAGTAACTTGAGGCTCATAGTTAGTCACATCGGACAAAAGGTTTGCACCGCCCAATGTAAAGTTAAAAGTTTTGTTGGGGTTGGGGGTCTCAATCTGGGGGTATAACTTTTGGATTACCTTGTAGCCAGACAGTTGACTCATCTCATCGAGATCAATACCTACACGCTCAATAAATGGCGGTTTAGTGGCATTGGTATCTGTTGGGAACGAGAGTGTGCCAGTGTCGGCATTGTCGAGACCATAAAGACCATTGTTAGATATACCAGCAACAGCATCACCAACAAACAGTGTGTGGTAGTCAAACCCACTGTTTTGCGATTGGAAGCTACCACCTGCTGTTTCGAAAGTTAGGCTTGCAGGGGCAGTGGCATAGGTGAGGGTAGACTGTACGTTGGCGACAGTCCCAGATGCCACATTAGGCATGTCAAAAAATGACCAAGTGTTGTTTCTGTAGTTATAAACTGCTGCTCGATTACATCGGTCACCATCGGTGAACTGGGCCATGTCATCGCCAGACTTGTAGCAGAAGTACACCTCGTTGAGGTCTGGGTTGTGCTGAACGAAAAACTTATCGTATGCCCCAGTGTCCATGCCGTTGAAGATATAGTTTTTTACTCTGCCATCAACAATTGACTGTCTCTCTGCACCATTGTGTACATAGATGTCATTCTCAGAAAAGACAAAGTGTTGGTTCTCTACTTCGACCACACAGTTTGTATTGATGACACCTGCATCACTAAATAGTTTTCGGGTGTTCATGATGAACGTACCGCCAACAAACTCCATCATATACACTTGGTCTGAACTGTATATACAGAAGTTTTTACCAAGAGGCAGACCATCAATGATGGGGGTCTTCATTTCTACTAGGTCAATAAAACCTGCTGACTTTGTAGTGTCAGTTGCATCCCAACTGTCTGGCACTTGTCCAGACAAAGTCAAGTTTGAGAATCTAACGCGACTGGGGAACTGGGTAGAGCCTTCTGTCATGTTTAATGCAATCAAGAAGTCGCCATAGGCTCTCAGTGAACCTGCTCTCCATGTGGAGTTCCAGTTGGGTAAGTTGGCAAAGTTAGTACCGCTTGCTGTCCGATAGACAGGCACTCTGTCTTCTCTGTTCACATAGATAACATCAGCTAGACTAGTGCCAGTGTAAGATGCATCAGAGGCTGATAGAGGCGAAATACTTCCGCTGACATTTGTGATTGTGCCGTTGGCATACTCTTGCAATACAAAAGTATCAGACACTAGTAATACTTTGTTGTAACCGCTAGCTTCATCAATACCAAATACATGTCTAATGTTGTTAGACAAATCAGAGACTCTACGAAACACTGGGCCACCGACAACTGCACCTTCATCGAACCTTACATTCTTTGCT